CCCTCAAGGGGGAGGGAGTTTCAGGGGTGCCCACCCTCAAGAGGGAGGGAGTTTCGGGGGTGCCCACCCTCACGAGGGAGGGAGATTCGGGGGTGCCCACCCTCAAGAGGGAGGGAGATTCCGGGGTGCCCACCCTCAAGGGGGAGGGAGTTTCAGGGGTGCCCACCCTCAAGAGGGAGGGAGTTTCAGGGGTGACCCCTCAAGGGGGAGGCCCCATTTCTCTCCTCCTTTTTTTTAGGGGGTGTTAGAGGACACATGAACCTGCAGTGATGCGGGATTTGGCGGGATAAGGGCGGACGTGGCGGGATACCGGGAAATTTTGCGCGAGGCGGATGTCGCGTTTGAAATTGCAGTCGCGCATTGGGTGGGCCTTTCTGACAGTTGAATTTGCAGTCTCTCGGAGCGTTGTCATGGCGTTCTGAGGCGGCTCTCAGAGGACCTTGCCGACCCAGCGGACGCGGCCGATGACCTGGATGTCGTGGAGCCGGTCGCGGCTGAGCCGCTGCGGTTTGTAGACGTCCCGGTTGTCGGAGATGATCTCGACGCCGCCCTCCATCAGGGGGCTGATCCGCTTGATGAAGGCGACGTCGTCGAGGACATAGGCCATCAGGCCGTCGCGCAGCTGGGTGTCGTTCGTATCCACCATCACGAGATCGCCATCGCCGATCGTCGGCTCCATCGAATCGCCCCTGGCGTCGAGCATGACCAGGCCGTCGACCGAGCCGCGGCCCAATTTTCTGCGGAGGAAGGCCTGGGTAAAGGGGATGTGATCGAGCAGCTCGGCCCGGTCGACGAAGCTGCCGTGGCCGGCGGCCAGCGCCAGGTCGTAGCGCGGCACCTCGCCATAGGAGACCGCCGCCGGCGGCTCCGGATGCTTCGGCCCCTCCCCATGGATCAGCCATTCCAGCCGGACCCCACAGACCTCCGCGATCCGCATCGCCTTGTCGGCGCTCGGCATGCTGCCGCTGAGATAATTGTTCAGCGCGCCGACTGAGAACCCGCAGCGCTTCGAGAAAGACGCCTTAGAACTGTCGCCCATCAACTCAATTAATCTGTCCTGAATCCCGTCACTGTTCATGGCTCAAACAGTGACCGGCGGTCACACTTTCGGTTTCTCGGTCACACTTCCGCATAACCCGTTGATATTGTGCGTAATTCCAGATCATCGACGTAATCTCGCTGGTTCTGGAACAGTGACCGTATTTTTTCAGTTGACGGGCATCTGAATTAAAACGATCCTAGTCCCAATCGGTACTCACACGGCTCGACAAAACCCGGCCTGGCAGGGCCGGGGTCAGAAGGAAGGACGCATGCCGCGGAATCTCCATCCGGAGGACATCAAGGCGATGGTGCGGAAGACCGGCGTTTCGCTCGCCGAGCTCGCGCGCCGCCACCGTCTGTCCAGCTCGGCGGGGCGGAAGTGTCTCTACCGCCCCATCCCGGCCGGCAACCGCATGATCGCGGATTACCTGGGCCAGCCGCTGCACAAGCTCTGGCCCGAATGGTTCGACGCCTACGGCAATCGTCGCTCCCCAAAGCGCACCGATCCTAGCAAAGGCGCGGCCCCTGAACACTGTCAAAAAAGGAGCGCGGCATGAACACGGGCGAAACCGGCACCCCGGAGCGTGTGATGGACGCGCTGAACCAGCTTCAGGATGCGCAGACGACGCTGGCGCGGGCTTATCTGACGGGGCCGTCCGACTCGGATGCGGCGCTGCATGGCGTCTCCGGCGACGGCCTGCGCGCGGCTATCGCGCAGGCTGAAGCCGCGCTGACGACGCTGCGAGGGCTGCGCGACGACGCGGTCGTCGCGGCCGGTCGCGATCTGCTCGGGCTCAACAGTTAGTTATCGGGGGGCAGCATGCCATCGACCGCCTTCAACGCGTCGTCCACAGCATCGGTCAGGAACGTCTCCTCAAGACGAAGCCCGGCGCGCAGCGCTTCAATCTCCTGCCGCAATTCCTTCTGCTCCAAAATTCCCTTCCTCACGAGCAACCGGATTGCGGCCGTCGAAAGCGTCAGGTTGGTCAACCAGATTTGGTACGGTGTTGCGCTCATCTTTTCCCTCCTCGGTTTTCTAGGCCCGCCGAGTGTAGGGGAAACCGGGCGGGCCGTCAGCGCGCTTACCTTTTCCCGCGCCGGCGGCCGCCCGGGCCTAAATATCGTCGAAGGGGTCGTGGGGACGGGCGGTTTCGATCCGGATCGTGGGCTTGCGGATAACGGCGCCGTCCTTGATCTCCCTGGTGCCGCAGGATGCGCATCTCCGGTGGATGCGCTGGATCCGCCCATCGGTGCCGTAGTCCTCTTCGCTCACGGTGACTTCAATCGCGGCGGCGCCGCACTCGCCGCAGACGCGCTTGCCATCGCCGGCGGCTTGAAGCCGGGCCTCCAGCGCGGCGACGGCGGCTTCGAGCCGGTCCACGCGGTCCGGCGTGGCGGCGATGCGTTTCCACAGATCCCAGCGGTTCAACAGGCTGATGAGGGAGTCCAGATTCATGGCTCAAATCGCCTTTCCGAAGTTTTCGATCTATCGCACGACGCGGGGCGCGCTGCGCCTCTCCGTGACCGCACAAGACGGCCGCGCGGAGCGGAGCTATCCCCTTCGCCCCGCCGACGTCCTGGCCCTGCGCGACGACGCGACACGGGTGCTGACCGGCGAGTCGCCGACCGTTCTGAACGATCCAGGGGACAGTGTGCCCCAATCCGAGAGCGCGGAGTAGCACCCCGTTCGTTCCGCCCGGGCCTGCGGGCCGGAGGTGCGGCATGAGCGGCGCGCCTCAGGTTCGGATGATCGCGCTCGACGAGATTGAGGCGGCCGAGCGGCTGCGGCCGGCGGATGCGGCGGCTGTCGAGGCGCTGGCCCGGGACATCGAGCAGCGGGGCCTGCGGGTGCCGATCGAGGTCGCCGGCCAGCTGCGCGGGAAGACGAAGTACCGGCTGGTCTCCGGCCTGCACCGGCTGACCGCGTTCCGGCAGCTGGGGCGGAGCGAGATCCCGGCCTTCGTCGTCCAGGGGAACCGGCTGGAGCTGCGCCGGGACGAGATCCTGGAGAACCTGACGCGCAGCGAGCTGGACAAGCTGGAGCGCTGTCAGTTCGTGGCCGAGCTGAAGCGCGTCTATCTCGAACTGCATCCGGAAGCGGCCCATGGCGGCGACCGGCGCAGCGAGGATTTTCAAGATGCCAACGATGGCAACTTGAAAAATTGGTACGAAAGCGTCGCCGAACGGTCCCACCGCAGCGCGCGCACTGTCCAGCGGGAAGCGCAGATCGGCGAGCGTCTGGACGCGTCCGTCCTGGATATGCTCCGCGGCTCCCCCATCGCTGACAATCAGAAGGAGCTGGAGGCGCTGTCCAAGTTCGGCGGCAGCGTCCAGCGGCAGCTGGCCGTAAAGATCGCTGGCGGCGAGGCACGCAGCGTCCGGGCTGCGCATCGGCTGGTGAGCGGCGCGCCGGAGACGGCCGACGAGACGGACGCGGATCAGCGCGCCTTCGACAGGCTGCTGGACGCCTGGAACCGGGCGCCCGGGAAGGCTCGGGCGCGGTTCCTGAAGCAGCTCTGCGCGGACGGCGTCCTTGAGCCGCCGGGTAAAGTCGGCGGCTACCGGCTTCCCGAGGCCGCGCGAGACGGCGGGGAGGACGCGTGATGGCGAAGCGGCGCGGCGATACCCGGACAGGCGACCTGCTCGATTGGGAGCCGCCGCCGCTGGTGGAGACCTATGACGCGGTGACGATCCGCGCGGCGAGCCTGCGCGCGAAGATTGCGCACGCGATCTCGGTGACGCTCTGTGAGGCCGAGCAGGACCGGACCCAGATCGCCGCGGCGATGACCGGCTTCCTGGGCGAGGAGGTCTCGAAGCACATGCTGGACGCCTACGCCAGCGAGAGCCGCGACGACCACACGATCAGCTTCGTGCGGCTGCTGGCCCTGGTCGAGGTGACCGACGATGTCCGGCCGCTGACGCTCGCCGCCGAGATGGCGGGCTGCGCCGTGATTCCGGCGCGCTACATGGCCGCCGTCCACGAGGCGATGTGGGCCGCGCGGGAAGAAGAGGCCCACGCCCAGCGCCTGGCGAGCCGCAAAGCGTGGAGGGGGCGGTGATGGCTATTTTCCGTCAGATGGGGTCTCGTCAAACGGGTCCGGCCCGTCTTCGAAGGGCCATACATCGGGCCATCCGGCGAGTAGTCGGACGGTTTCATCGGCCCCGCATCGCAGAAGCCGACGATTTCGATTTCGAGGCGTTCCGCGCCAGTCTTCAGTTTCCATTCGATGGCCCGCTTGAAGAAGATCGCGGCCGCAGCGCGCCAGATGCAGAACGCACAGGAGATACATGGCCTCATTATCGGGATCCGGCGCCAAGCGACGCATTACAGCCGTCCGCTTGGCGGGAGTCATCTCCAGGAAGTCCAGCATCGACGCGCGGTGCTCCGAGATGTGCTGAAGCACCCGAAGACGCCCCGTCTCGCGACAGAGCCGGCGCAGGCGATCCCGGTCGAATTTGGCCAGCTCTTCGGCGAGCTCTTCGCAAAGCATTGCCGCGCGCGCTTGCTGCCGATCCCAATCCATCCCGGCCCCCTGGTCTCCGCTGCCGCCCCGATAAGCGGTTTCGTATCGAGAATACCCGTTCGAGGGAAGACCGGCCATGAAGGAATGGTTCACCGCCGCCGAGCTGGCCGAGCGCGCCCTGCCGGATCTTCCGGCGACGAAGAGCGGAATCGTGCGGTTCGCGAAGAAGGCGAACTGGCAGGGCAAGCGGACGCTGGCCGGGACGGCGCTGTGCCGGCGGCGGAAGGGCCGCGGCGGCGGGCTGGAATATCACTACTCCGTCCTGCCGCGCCTCGCGCAGGTGAAGCTGGTCGCGGAGGCGACGGCGGAGAAGGGCGGCGCACCGGCCAAGGCCGAGCGCGGCGAGGGCGAGGTCTGGGCGTGGTTCGACCGGCTGCCGAAGGCCCGCAAGGACAAGGCCGAGGCGCGGCTGAAGGCGCTCGACCAGGTCGAGGCGCTGGTGCGCGGCGGACAGCTGAAGAACAACGCCGTCCACTTTGTCGCCCGGCAGACCGGCGCCAGCGCGCGCACGATCTGGAACTGGTACGACCTGGTCGCCGGCCGCGACCGGAAGGACTGGCTGCCGTACCTGGCGCCGCAGCATCAGGGCCGGCAGAAGACGGCCGCGTGCAGCCCGGAGGCCTGGGAGGCGTTCAAGACGGCCTATCTGCGCCTGGAGCAGCCGACGGCGGAAGCCGCCTATGAATGGACGCTTCAGGCCGGCGAAGGCCGCGGCTGGACGGTTCCGGCATTGCGCACGCTGACGCGGCGGCTGGATGCGGAGGTCTCCTACGCCTGCCAGGTCCTGCTGCGGAAGGGGCCGGAGGCGGCGAAGCGGCTGTACCCGTCGCAGGAGCGCGCCCGCACTCACTTCCATGCGCTGGAGGCGGTGAACGCGGACGGCCACAAGATGGACGTCTGGGTGATCATGCCGGACGGATCCGAAGTGCGGCCCACCGTCATCGCGATCCAGGATCTGTATTCCAACAAGATCCTGGGCTGGCGGGTCGACACGGCGCCGACGGCGACGGGCGTCCGGCTCGCCTTCTTCGACGTCTTCCGGGAATTCGGGATCCCGGACTACGCCTATCTGGACAATGGCCGCGAGTTCGCGGCGAAGCTGATCACCGGCCAGCAGCCGACGCGGTTCCGCTACAAGGTGAGCCCGACCGAGATGGAGGGCGTGCTGACGAAGCTGGGCGTCGAGGTGCACTGGACGACGCCCTATTCCGGCCAGTCGAAGCCGATCGAGCGCGCCTTCCGGGAGTTCTGCGACCGCATCGCGAAGCATCCGGCACTGGCCGGCGCCTACGCCGGCAACAGCCCGACGAACAAGCCGGACTACAAGCACAAGGCGGTCGACTTCGAGACCTTCATCGCGACGCTGTCGAGCGGGATCGCCCTCTACAACCAGCGCCAGGAGCGCCGAACGCTGGTCTGTCAGGGGGTGCGGAGCTTCGATCAGGCGTTCGCCGAGAGCTATGCGCGCGCGCCGATCAAGAAGGCAGGCCCGGAGCAGCTGCGCATGGCGATGTTGGCGGCCGAGCAGGTCACCGCCCGCCAGCCGGCCGGGTCGGTTCACCTGTTCAAGAACCGCTACTGGTCGGAGCTGCTGACCCAGCACATCGGCCAAAAGCTGACCCTGCGTTTCGATCCGGACGCGCTGCATGGGGGCGTCCACGTCTACCGCGCCGACGGGGCCTATCTCGGCTTCGCGGAGTGCTGGGAGGCCGCCGGCTTCAACAGCGTCGACGACGCGCGGGATCACAATCGCCGGCGGAAGGATTGGATCAGGGCCACCAAGAAAGTAGCCGAGTTGGAGCGGTCCATGTCGATCGACCAGCTGGCCGACATGCTGCCGGAGATCGACGAGGCGCCGCCGCCGGAGACGAAGACCGTGCGCCTGGTCGCGGGCGCCAACGCGCTCTCGGCCGAGGCGCAATCGACCGAGGACGAGGCCGCCGCGGGCGGCTTCGACCACGCCGCCTTCTCGCGAGGCCTGACACTGATTCAGGGGGAGCGGGAATAAGCGAAGGCGCGGCCGATCGTGTGGAAGCGGCAGCCGCGCCTTCGTGACCTGAACCAAGTTTTGAACCAAGTCACGAAAGGACGTTTATCATGAATGCGATCCGGGAATCCAGGGCCTTCACCGACGAAGAACAGGCCGACCTGCGGGCGCGCGTGCGCCAGCTGATGGAGATCGAGGGCAAGAACCAAAAGGCGCTCTCCGACGAGAGCGGCATCGCTTACGGCACGTTCACCGGCTGGCTGGCCGGCACCTATCAGGGGAATAACGACGCCGTCGCCGGCAAGGTCGTGCTCTGGCTGGAGAGCCGGGAGGAGAAGAAGCGCGCGAAAGTGCAGATTCCGGCGCCGCCGGAGTTCGTGGAGACGCCGAGCGCGGCGGATTTCATCGACGTGATGCGTTTCGCCCAGGTCATGCCCGATATCGCCGTGATCGGCGGCGGCGCCGGCATCGGCAAGACGACGGCGGCCCGGCGCTACGCGGCGAAGAACCCCAATGTGGTGCTGGTGACGGTGCATCCGAGCGCGTCGTCGGTCTACACGATGCTCGGCGCCATCGCCGAGGAGATCGGCCTTCAGGAGCGGGTCCAGACCCGGCTCTTCCGCGCCATCGGCCGGAAGCTGCAGGGCGGCCAGGCCCTGATCATCCTCGATGAGGCGCAGCATCTCGACACCAAGGCGCTGGAGCAGCTGCGCGCGTTCCACGACATCTTCGGGCTGGGGATCGCGCTGGTCGGCAACGAGACGGTCTACGCCCGCCTGGAAGGCGGGAAGAGGGACGCGCAGTTCGCGCAGCTCTTCAGCCGGGTCGGCTTCCGGATCACCCGGGCGAAGCCGCGGGCCCAGGACATCTGCGCGCTGCTGAAGGCCTGGGAGGTCACCGACAAGGACGAGCTGAAGTTCTGCAAGGCGATCGCGGGCAAGCCCGGCGCGCTTCGCGTGCTGACGAAGACCCTGCAGGTGGCGTCGGTCCAGGCGGCCGGCTCCGGCGAGGCCCGGGCGCTCGCCCACATCAAGGCTGCCTACGAGCAGCTCGAACGCGCGGCCGGCTGAAGGAGGCGACGATCATGACACGCGAAGACGATCACATCCTGGCGCAGCGGCTGCGGGCGGTCTGCCGGTCGGTCGGCGACCAGGTGCACAGCGGCGAGCTGACCGAGGAGCGCCTGGCCTACGCGCTGCGCCAGGTGAAGGCGGTGGCCGACAGCCTCGACCCGCCCGTGAAACCGGTCTCGGAGGCCTCCGAGGGGGAGAACGTGGTGCCGCTGCGGCCGGCCGCCCCGCCGGCGCCGCGGCTCGGGATCGATCCGATGCAGGCCTTCTCGAATGATCTGCGGCTGGAGACGCTTCAGCCTTTCGATTGGCGGCCGGACGGCGGCCGTGGGGGTGCAGGATGAGCGTGCCCCGGCATCTGACGCCGATCCGGCGCATCATCGAGCTGACGGCGGAGTATTTCGACACGACCGTGGATGAAATCCTGGCCGATCGCCGCGCGGCTGAGATCGCGGTCCCGCGCCAGGTCGCCTACCACCTGGCCTACGAGCTCACGCCGAGCTCTCTGCCGGTGATCGGTCGGATTTTCCGGCGCGACCACACGACCGTGATGTCGGGAATCGACGCGCTCGGCCGCCGGATGGAAGACGACCCGCTGCTCGCCGACCAGGTCCGGCAGCTGCGCGACCAGATCGCGCCCGAGATCGTGGACACCTCAAGCCTCCTGACCGCCTCGGTCCGGATGCAAACGCGCCTTTTGCTCAACAAAGACAGCATGCGCGCCCGCGTCGACGAGGTTTTCGACAATCTCGACCGCCTGATGGAGGAGCGACCGCTGGCGAGCCTGGAGGCGCTTGAAGACTTGGTGATCCGGCTGATGCCGGCGCCTGAAGCCCCTGAAGAAACCCAAAAAGAAACGGGAGAGACGACGTGACGGAGGATACGAAATCGGCCGCGCTGGCGCGGCTGGAGGATCTGGCGGAGGCCTTCGCGGAGACCGAGGCGGCGCTCGCCCGCTCGGTTCAGGAATGCGAGGACGACGTGGCCCGGACGCGGGCCCGCCACGCCGCGGAGGTGCGCACGCGCAGCGAGGCGCTGGCCGAGGCGCGGGCCGAGCTGATCCGGGAGGTCGACGCGAACCGGGCGCTGTTCGAGAAGCCGAAGTCGCGGGTCCTGGCTGGCGTGAAGCTGGGCCTGCGCAAGGCCCAGGACGATCTGGACCTCGGCGACGAGGCGAAGCTGATCGCGCGGATCCGCAGCGTCTGCCCGGAGCGGGCCGACAGTCTGATCCAGACCAAATCCAGCGTGGTTCGGAAAGCGGTCAAGGCGCTCGGCCGGGATCTGCTGCAGCGCCTCGGCGTGCGCTATGTCGCGGGCGCTGACGAGCCCTTCGCGGCCGTCGAGAAGTCGGACGCGGAAAAGCAGGCCGAGGCGATCCTGGACGCCGCCGAGAAAGGCGGTGAGCGATGAGCCGGGGCAAGGGGAAAGGCGGGCCGCCCAAGGTCTTCGAGATCGTCTGTGCCGACGGCACGGTCCGGAAGGTCGCCGCGCGCTCGCCCAAGGCCGCGCGCCAGATCGCCGCGAAGGCCGGCTTCCCGCTGAACGCGGAGATGAACGGCCGGGCGGTTCGCCCGCTGCCGGGGTACAGCCCGAAGGACTGCCCGGATATCATCAATCCCGGGCCGGCCGCGCGCCGCGGGGAGGCAAGCCGATGATCGCCGCCATCCTCTCCCGCCTACTCTACCCGTGGGCGGCCCGCACCGCGGCCAGGGCGGTGGCCAGCCGCGAGCCGGACGAGCTGATCTTCAACGGTGAGGGCCTGCCGTATCTCAGGCGCTGGCACGTCCGCCGGCGCTGGCTCGGGCGGTTCAACGTCTACGTCCATCAGATCTGCCGCGACGACGAAGGCCGGGATCTGCACGACCACCCGTGGCACTCGCTGTCGGTGATGGTGGACGGCCGGATGATGGAGGATCTGGCCGACGGCCGCTGCCGGATCTGCAAAGCCGGCGACGTGATCTTCCGCCGGGCGCGCCATCTGCACCGCCTGCGGCTCTACCGCGACAGCTGGGACGAGCTGCCGGCGACCCCGCCCCGGCCCGTGCTGACGGTGTTCGTAACAGGGCCGAAGGTCCGCGAGTGGGGCTTCGCGACCGAGGCCGGCTGGGTCCATTGGCGCGACTATCTCGGCATCGCCCGCCCGGAGGCGGCCGAGTGATGGCGCGCGCGGCCGATGCGGTGGAGGACCTGACCGAGGAGATCGACGAGCTCCTATTTTGGTCGGCGAACCTGGTCGCGCATCCCATGAACCGGGTGACCCGGCGGCGGGTGAAGGATCTCTGCGGGCGCATCCGAAAGCGCCTGAACGGCACCCGCCGCCGCGAGCGCCTGCTGGCCGCGGTGGACGCGGCCGATGCGGCCGCGCGCGAGACGCCGGGCTACCGCGCCGATCTGGAGGGCTGAGACGATGACCGCGACCGACTGGATCTGGGGCGATCTGAAGCCCCTTCACTACGGGCTGATCCACGCCGATCCGCCCTGGTCGTTCGAGACCTGGTCGGAGGCCGGCCGCGACCGCTCGGCCGACTACGCGACGCTGTCGATCGCGGAGATCGCCGCGCTGCCGGTGAAGGATCTGGCGCGGCCCGACTGCCTGGTCGCGCTGTGGGCCATCGACAGCCTGCTGCCGCAGGCCTTCGCGGTGCTGGAGGCCTGGGGATTCCGCTATGTGACGGTCGCGTTCACCTGGGTGAAGACCTTCGATCTCTCGGTCCAGCGGGTCGACTTGATCGCCCGCGCCCTCGCCCGCGGCGACTGGAACGACGCCGGCGCGGCGATGGCGCCCATCGGCCTGGGCTACTGGACCCGCGCCAATCCGGAGATCTGCCTGCTGGCCTCGCTGGGCTCGCCGCCGCGGCTGGAGCGCGGCGTGCGCCAGCTGATCCTGGCGCCGGCGCGGGAGCACTCCCGCAAACCCGACGAGGCGGCCCGCCGGCTGGAGCGCCTGGCGCCCGGCCCGCGCTGCGAGCTCTTCGCCCGCGAGCGCCGACCGGGCTGGGACTGCTGGGGCAATCAGGTCGGCCTGTTCGGCCAGGAAGGAGAGAGCGATGCGTGACTTGTCGATCCGGGCGGAGCGCCGGCTGCACCTGCTGACGCTGATGGTGGACGGCGAGGTGTGCGACCCGCTCGCCGCCGCTCAGAAGGCGGAGGCGTGGGTCTTCGAGGGGGAGGCCGCGGACGAACCGAAGGCTTCGGAGGAAGA